AGCAGTATCACCAGCAGGTTCATCGCCACCACCGAGATCTCCAAGGTCTCCAAGGTCACCACCGGCAACATCATCGCCACCAAGGTCACCAAGTCCACCGCCGGCTTCACCACCTTCAGGGACTCCACCTTGTCCAGCAGCTTCAAGCGAAGCAGCGAATTTTTTATCAAAAAACATCTCTCTCTGGTTTCGAAGGAATTCATCCTCAGAAATGCCAAGCATGTTTTCAGCTATCCATCGTTTTGAAAAGAAGCCCTCAGTAGCTGCACCAGCGGCTTCAAATTTTTGCTTCCAATGTTCAAGTTCTTGCAGTTCAGCTATTTTAGATGGATTGTTTAAGCCAAGCTTGAATGATAACAAGTCGTCACCTCTAAAACCTAGAGTGTAAAGGTGTATGATTCCAATCTTTTCTAGTTCAGTGGTAACAACACGCTGTAGTCTTTGAATTGTTCTAGCAAAACGAATATCTTTCTGGGCTAAAGTTGTTTTGTCTTCAGTTGCCCCTTCGCCCATTGTAAGGTATGACTGTGGAACTTTGAGAGCGGAGAATAATTTATCTCTTAAATATTTTACGTCCTCGACTGTTCCAGTGAATTGTCCACCGGGCAGATTAACAATCTCTGTTTGTGACTGTCCTCGAACAGGAATATAATAATCTTCTTCAATAGAAAGTGGATTATATCTCAAATCAATCTTTCCTGTTGTAGGGTCAACAACTTGATGACGTTTCATTTGAGTCATAACTTTTTGCATGTATTGTTCGACTTCTTGTGGAGGAATAGCTCCAACATCAATCTTGAATACTCGACGCTCAGGAGAGCGAACAATACGATAAGCCATCATTGCGTCTTCTAATAAAGTTAACTGTCTCCAAATACGACGACAACCTTCAAGCACAGAGGTTCCATATGGTGCATGTTTGTCATTTCCTAAAACTCTAAAGTGTGCCATTTGCCAATTTTCTAAAGTAAGCCCTGCTGAATTCCACTGAAACTGAACGTAATTTGGATTTGTTTGGTCTTGACCCTCTAGTCTTTCGACTTCTTGCTGTGGCAAGCCAACACAGTTTTTAACTCCAAGTCTCTCGTCAAGTTCAAGATACAAGAATAGATCTCCGTACTTGCACATCGTTCGAGACCACCCAAAAAGATTATACTCAATGTTTAAAACATTGTGATACAAAGCACTAAGAATAGATTTTATTTCTTCGTTTGCACATTTAATTTTTAACATTGGTTGCAGGTCTGAGTGTGTTGTCATTTCATCTGCATAAATGTCTAAAGAGGATGCTATTTCGGGCATGTACTCCATTTGGTCAAAGTCAACATATCGCTCTGACCTGTTTCTATTTGAGATCATATTCGCAGACGTAACCGACATTGGGTTATATTCTGCTTTTTTGAATTGTCTACCTGATGCCGACTTGAACCAATTAGAGTAAACATCAAGATGTCGGCGGCGTAATTGCCTACCTGTTTGAGTTCGTCGGTTTATAATTGGGCCCGAAAAGAGTCTTGTTAGTGCTCTAAACAGGTCTGATTCTTGATTGTACGGGTTTTTGTCATTTCTTGCCATTTATTTATCCTTTAAAAATCCAAGCAAAATCTTTTGTTTTTTTCATTTCTTCTTCATGTTTTTCAGCAAAAGATTCTTTATGCCCTTCCATGCCACTTATTGTTGTTTTCATTTGTGTTGTTTTCAAAAACATTCCTCCAAGTATAGCTTTTTTATATTGGGCATCTCTTTCGTTAACTTGTAATGCAGTATCTCTTACCCAACAGGCAATCGCTAAAGACATAACTAAGTCGTCATGATACGACCTCATGGCTTGTGGCTTTCCATTATGCCAAATAAATGTTTTAAGTTCATGAAAAAGTCTACCGGAATATAAAGTAATTAGTCTGTTCCTTACGAACTCTTCCAGTTTTGCTACAATCAATGGCCTAGTCTTGGTTGAGGTAGTAAAACCCGGCAAGGCTCTATCGTTACTTTCGCCCACATGAGACTCGACATATTCGTGAGTTCCTTTGATGGAATAATACAAATTGGGATAGCCAAGGTCAATTAACTTTTCCAATACAGATATACCTATGCCATTGTTTTCAACAACAAGCAGGCACTTTCCATATTCATGTCCTGTTTGATAAAGTATATTAGAATACATGTCTAAGCTTGGCTTTCCTTGGTACTCAGCTACAACTTCCATTGTTTCTAATTTTATTATGTGAAACGTTGACGAATCAGAACCGTCGCCGCGAGCGACATCGCCAACCATAAGATAAGAAAAGTTTTCATCGTATTTCTCCCAGATCCAAAAGTTTCTGTCGTGACCTACACGATACTCAGGATCTTTTATTGATTGATTAATTCTGCCCAAGTCATCTGGGTGTATAACTGTGTCTCCAGATGTATTAAAGTTACATTCTAATTCTTGAGCAATTTGTCTACGAGACATATTTTTTGTCTCTTTTTCAAACCATTGTTGGTCTCTTTCAGGATGAACGTCCCACGGTAAATCAACGGGATGAAAATCATTTTCTAAATTCTCGGCTCCGACGTATGTTTTATGAAACCAATTTCCAACACCATTGGGTGTTGACAGGGCAATGCATCTACCACCTGTTGATAGTGTAGGATATAGACCAGTCCACAACTCATCAAGACCGTCAACGTGAGCAGCCTCGTCAATAACTAAAAGAGAAAGCGCTTCAGAACGACCAGCGTCACCAGAGGTTGACGTTGCTTTAATTTGTGAACCATTGCCCAGTTCAAAAGAAGAGCGGTTGTCAACTTTTATGTCTGAAATTCTAATCCACGGTGGTAAGTTTTTCATCATGGCCTTAACTTTTTTAACCAAGTTAGAGGCTGTTCCAAACTTTGTTGCCATAACAAGAACGTTTTTGTCACGGTGAAATAGCATCATCCAGACGCAATAGGCAGCAGTGATGGTTGATATGCCAAGCTGTCGTGCTTTTAATATAACCGTAAATCGATAGTCATTAAAATCCCTTAACAAATCATCTTGGTAAGGATAGGTTTTAAATGAAATCAAACCCTTCATAGGGTGTGATATACGACAATAATTATTTATGAAGTAGACAGGGTCTTTACCTGACTTCAGTATTTCTTTTACAATTTCTTGTTTTGACGGTTGATATGCCATATCCTCTCATTATGATTTTGGTCTTGTATCGTTTGACGGACGCTTGTTGTTATTGTTAAGTTCTAAAAACTTTTTAAAAGAGTCTTCGATAGTTCGCTTCTCGGAGCTTCCATCGTATTCATTCTCTTTAATTCCAGAAATTTTAAAGTGCTGTACCGCTTGCACAAAATTGCGCACTCTTGAAACAGACTGAGCTATAATATCTGGTTCTCCTTGAGCCGTAAGGGTTACAGAATTACCAGTGACTTTTTTGTATTCTTTTTGAATTGCTTTTTTAACTTGGTTAATCATAAGTTGCATTTCGTTTTCAAATTTGCCGCCATAAATGTCTTTCAATTGAATATCGGCTTGATACATAATGCACATCATATGTCCCATAAACCTAACAGAGAAACCATCGTTAACCCTTGGGTCAAGAATAATATCACCTTCTTCTCTTTTGAGTCCGGCAGGACGGGCTTCACCGTCATAAGCATAACGCTCATCATGACCGTTTGCTTTGATGTCAGAGACTGCTTGTGCCAGTCCCTGTACTACTTTTAACATTTCTGAATTAGCCATTGTTTAGTTTCTCCTTAGCTTTGACTTGATGCGACGAAAATTTCTATATCGACTGCGCCATCAGGGGCGATGGCAATAATATCTGTAAGAGTTTGAAAAGCAGAAAAACCTGCACCGTCGGTTTTTGTTTGAAGGCTTGTGTTATGCAAAAGCAGGCTATCGCCTTTTTCTACTTTAAGGTATGCAACATCTGCTCCGCTTTTACGAATACCGATGTTAACATAATTTGTATCATCCAAGTTTGTGATTCGGATATATTTGACATCACCAGCCACGTACTGACCTGCTCCAATAGTTGTAGAATTAAAATCTAAAATTTTCTCTGTGGAAGCTGGTACTCTAACAATACGTTGAGATATCATATTAACATTAGCAATAGATTGTTCTTGCTTATATTCATGCTTCTTTCCGTTAAGAGTAATTTCCTCTTTAACGATTATTTTTAGTGTTGATGCTGTTACTGTTGTTGCCATTATTTATTAGGTCTCCATCCGGTTTTCCATCTTTCTTCTCGCCCCTCAACCCATTGTATGTAGCATTTTTCGCAACATTCAAATTTTGACATATAAAGGTCATCATTTGACTTGAATGAATATACATTACATACGGGACAAGAACGAGTTGAACTCTTCTTAAATAGTTTTTTAGGAATAAAAACTCCATTTACTTGAACTTTGTCTGGATCTTCTTCTTCGATTGTTTTGTAATGCGCTTTTTTCATTTCATCCAAATATTGTCTTTCTTTTTCGTCAGTCCAAGTTTTTTTGGGATGTTCTACAGTTTGCTCACCATATTTTTTAACTATAGCCTGTTCAATCTTAATAACATAATTGGGGTCCTTTTCTTTCATCGGAGCCCCGGAGCTACGGCATACATAATGCCAATTGATGAGGCTGCGCCTATGACGACACCTCCAGCCAGCCACCAATGGTTCTTAGGGGGAGCATAAGACTTTCTTAAGAATTTTATCTCATCCTCTTTGATTGTTACCATATCTTGAAGACGTTGGTCGTCTGCTTCACACTTAACAGACAACAGGTCGTAATCATATTTTAGTGCTGCCTTTTGCTTTGCAAGTTCATATTCAATTTGAATATTGCATTGTTCTACTTTCATTTTATCTTGAATAATAAACTGAGACACTGCTGCGTCATTAAGTAGCCTTCCACTAAAGGGTGCAGGTTCGCCTTTTTTTATTGCGGTAAACGTTGGCTCTTCACCATACGCTGTTGACATTGTCAGTAATAACACTAAAGCTATCATCATTTCTCCTTATTTAATACAATCTTTTGGAAGCTGGGATTTTAAAGTTTCTTTGTAAACTTGAATATCTGGCTGCTCCCATTTAATTTCTGGGCAAAACTTAGGGTGATCTTCTTGGTCTTGCAGAAAAAGTTCAAGAGCTATCATATCTCTTTTGAGATCATCACAGGGCTCTCCTGTTTCTGCAACAGCCATAGTTAATGCGGCCATAATTAAAATCATTTCGTCTTCCTCGTTACCATTTGTTCTATCCGACTCAGAGACCCTTTCATGTATTCGATATCTTTCTCGATACCAATTATCTGTCGAGCGTTGTCGTCTGAGCCTGACATCTTTTTTTCGAGATCAGCTATGACCTCCTCCGCATCGCCTAAATCATTTTTTAGCTCTGCGACCATTACGTTTGTGTTCCAAACCCAGCCAGCCAGTGGTAGTACCAACATAGCAAGACCCATTTGAATTACCTTCCATACATCATCTTTAGTTAAAGTTGCCATAATTTCTCCCCCTTTATATCTTTTTTATACCCAGTTCATTCTCTAATATATTGTCAATTTCATCTGGATTGGATTTTGCTTTCTTTATCATTTTTCTAATTCTTTTTGCTTCTTCTTTCCCAAGGGCTTCAGTCTTATTAGAATACCTTTGATCAATTTGTAGAAGTGCCTTGTTATAAGTCTCTTGGGCTTTTATGATACCCTCAACTTCCATTTCGTGGGCTCTCTCAATTGCTTCTTTTTCTGACTCGTAAGACTGGAGGGCCAAGCGAGCTTGCATTAATTGATTCTTCATTCTTTTGTTTCCAAGATAATACATAATCAATGCAACAGAGCCAATAGCAATCCACCGCCAGTGCTGTCGGCACCAAGCGGCGGATATCTTAAACCATTTTTTAGCAGTTAGCCACCACATCAATTATTGACCACCCCATTTCCATGCTTTAACTGCGTCAATTACAGATTGACCTGTAATATACATAACAGCAATCATGCCCCATGTCTCTGGATCAAGCTCTGACCAGTACATAAGTCCGGTTGCTGTCAAAAAGACCAAAAGCTTTCGGCTGATTACTTTTTCTTGCACAGCGTCTAAAACACCTTTACTTTTATCATTAATATAAAGTTGTTCTTTAATCTCTTCAATCATATCTTGTTTTTGTTCTTCACTCATCATTTAAATCCTCACTTTGGCATACGAGCCATTTCGTTGAATGTCGATTGTCATATCAACAACATCTTTAAGTGAATCCAAGTGGGAGATTAATATGACTGTCTTGAACTGGTTTTTAATCATATCAAGCAATCTTATAAAACCTTCCATGTGTTCTTGGTCTAAAGCTGTTGCTGGTTCATCAAGTATAAATAGTTCGGATTTTGGTAAATTCGTTATAGAAATTAAAGCCAAGCGAATTGCCATTGCTGCAATTGTTTTTTCTGCTCCAGAGCCCATCGATAAAGGACGAGGGTCATAGTTCGGGTGTTTAATAAAAATATTTAATTTATTGTCTTGGTTGTCAAAGAAAACCTCAAACTCAACAATATTTGCCAACACCTTCGCTATCTCTTCGTTAACAACAGGTAAGGAGTGCTTAATCACTTTATAAGGTATGCCATTCGGGTGCATACATTGCATAAATAAATCGTAGGCTGTCCACTGCTTTTCAAGCTTCTCTAGTTCTTTAGATGACTCCTGAAGGGTGTTGAGTGTGGTATTGACTGAGCCTTGTTCAATATAAAGGTGTTGTAGTTTCTCTTTGCAGTCATTAAGTTCTTTTTGTTTATTTTTTATCATTGTCTCAAGTGCTTTACGTTCTCCGATCAAAGATTCAAGGTTTTCTATTGTCTCTTTGTTTTCTTCATATACGGACTGCTTTCTGTTGAGGTCCTGTAGGCTTGATTCTATTTTTTCAACAACTAAAAAGTCTTTCTCAATTTTGTGCAACAGGTTCTTTGCTTCGGTGTTGCACTTCTCAATCCTTTTAGATATTTTATCAAAATTTGCAATCTGTTTTTCTATGTCGGATAAGTCCATAATTGCTAGTTTTTCATCCAAACCTTTTATTATTTCATCAAGTTCTTCTGCTTGTTCTCTTAATTGAGGTATCTTATCCATTGCCTTCTTTGCGTCTTTAACAAACTTGTTATTTGTACAGTATTGACAATTTGGGTCATGCTCATGATTCTCAAGCATTTCAACCTTTTTTTCTAAATTTTTGATTTTGGACAAAGCCAATTTGTGTTCTGATTCTTTCTTTCTCTTCTCGCCTTGTAGTTCAAACAAACGAGATTGAATTTTTCTTAACTTATCTATTTGTATGTTTGACAACTCAATCGCCAACTCTTTAGCAAGTTCTTCTTTTTCAATCTTCAAATCAGAGTTAGAAACTTGACTTTCAACAAGCTTAACTTTTTTGTTTTCCAATTCTTCAATTGAATTGGTAACTTGATTTATGTCAATTATTTCTGTTGGCATGGACGATATTTGATTATTTAACTCAGATAGTTCCTCTCGTCTTCGCTCTAACACGCCATTTATTATTTCACACTTTTCACTTTTTAGTTCAATCTGTTCTGCGACTTCTTCAAGAATCTCCTTGTTTGTTTGTATTTCCTCTGACCAGTGACGACCTTGTAATCTCTTTAAGACACCACGCATTTCTGCTGCGTCTTTCTTAGCCAACTTAAACTTTTTGTCAAACAACTCAAGGTCAAGAAACTTTGCAAGTATCTCTTTACGCTTAGTTGAGCCCTCTTTTACAAAGGCTAAAGAATCAAGTTGAGACGCCATTGAAGTCAAAAAGAAATCATCAAGTGTTCCCAGTTTTTTTCTAATATTGGCGTCTGTCTCGTTTCGTGTTGTACCATTGAGTGACTCGTCAGTGTTTTGGTTATAAAAGTCCAAATCAGTCTTGGCTTCGTAAGTCACTTTACCTTTTACTTTCTTTTCGTATTTATTTAAGTTTCTACATATTTGTAAAGTCTCGTTACCAACCTCAACTTGAATCTTAGCTCTCGAAGAATCTTTGTTCTGGTTTATAATATGAACATTCTTTCTTTCTCCCTTGGACGTTGAGTTGAACATGGAGAATAAAATCGAATCAACAATAGACGACTTACCTGAGTAATTTTTTCCAAAGATGCCAACGAGACCTCTTAATTTTTCAAAGTTGATGCTGTTGTCTTCACCATAGTTAAACAAGTTGTCCCACTCAATATTCTTAACACGCCACACAACATTGCGTGACACCTCTTCGTTTTCTGTGGCTAGTCTATTATAGTTTGCATTGTGCGCAATAACTTCTTGAACAATGTCATCTTCAAGGTTATAGTCTGCTAAATATTCTCGAATATATTTCTCTTGAACTCTTAAATCTCGAAGGTTATCTGTCAACACAGAAGATGTTGTTTCTTCCTCAGAAGACCCAGCCATTCCACGGTTTAAGAAGGCGACAGAGTATGGTCGCCACTTTACCCTTGCCATGTCAGTTGCTTTGCGAAGTTTGCTAATTGGCAGGTTTTTTGGAGTAATCAAGCGAAGTCTGCAACCTCTTGGAACATGTTGTTCTGGTAACGTGCCATCAACATTAAGAGTTACAGTGACAAAAGGTCGTGGGTGTTTGATTCCAATGTGTCTAACTTTATGAGAGTTTTTATTTTTGATTTCCCAAAGCATAAATCCTTTGTTTGGGCCTTCGCCAAAGTTTTGTTGAATTGTTGAGCCACAGTAGCCAACTCGACGTTCGGTGTCAAGAAACTGAGGTTTATGAATGTCTCCAAGCAAAGCATAGTCATGGTCAGCAAATATTGTTGCTTCGTCCTCACCATGAGTCATAGACCACCCAGTATCGGTCATACAACCTGTAATTGAGCCATGATATAGGGCTATGTTTATGTCAGAGGGTGTTGATGGCTTGATCCAGTTTGCCCTGTCAAAGACGCTCAAAACATTAAATGTTAAACCCTTTTCTGGTGTGTATTCACCGGAGTCTTTCAGTAGTGTTATTCGTGGATTATTAAGGGCACGAATGATCGGAGATATAGCATCTTCTCGATTCTCATTTTTTAGGTTACCGTCATGATTACCTAGGATAACCACCAGTGGTGCAATTTTGGAAAGCTCCGACAAAAACTCGGAAGCCAATTGAAAATATTCTGGGCTTAATTGTGTTTTTGTGTGTGCTATGTCACCACAGTGAACTATATAATCAGGGTTATGCTTTTTTAGTTCTTTATAAAGATCTTTAAATATTAAACGATATTCACGGTGAAACTTTAAGTTTCGGATATGAGTATCCCC